TCGAACTTGTCCTCTACCCATGTAGCCCATTGAGTACCGCCCGCTGTGGGTTCTGAGCCATAAGTATAGGCCGTAGAGTTGCCTGCTGGGGTTACATGTCTATACTGTTCATCAATGCTGCAACCAGTTCCGGAATAAATACATCCCTGAACATCATGCCTTGCCCCCAATTTATCAGGGTTAGTGATATGGGACTGTTTGATCTCGACCTTATCATTGTGCTGCCATTTTATTCTACCCGTATCCTCATAAAAAACAGGCGGTTCCTGCTCTTTGGGGTCTGCATTTATTGGCAAGAACTCATAACTCTGTATTGAGCTGTCGTGTTGTCCATAAACACTATCCACATATGAATTGCAAATTACCCTATGGCTATTTTTATCAAAATGATGATACCAGTTTGGGTTGACAGTACGAATCCAATCTGTATTTGAATCAGCAGATTGAAGCCCTCCAGTTGGAGGTCTTTTTGTTGATTCCTCTGGATCATTTTCATCGTGCTGTGCCCATGTTGCATTTTCCCATCCTTTGTTTGCGTACCAGTCCCCGCCAAAGTCGCTATTGATGTCCCCTTTTGTTGCAACTGTTTTTTGTGTTGCCGTGAAGGTAACAGCATCCCCGTTTGCATCCTCAACAGTTATTTTTGTTGTGTCGTCAACAGTGACAACCCGATAGAATCCATCTATCAAATTCAAAGAAGAGCCGCTTACAAGAAAAGGCGTGCCTACCCTTAACTGCCATGCCTTACCGGAAGCAACTTTCAGGTAGTCGTCTCCAATTTCCGTAATAGACACATCGTCAATTGGTTCATCCTCAAACCAACAAATCATACAACCCGGTCCCCACCCCTTTGTACCACCAGCATCAATGATAAGTGTTGGTGTAACAGGTGAACCAAAAGCTCCAAAAACATCTCCTCTTGTACCATCATAAGGCTTTGAGCCAGCAGCAGAATAAATCCACGGGTCACCACTTCCCCTCATGCCCCCCCATATACCAAATTTAGATTGATTTAGACCTGGACTTCCCCACCATCCAGTTTTACTGTCATCAACTAAACTCCATGTACCTGAAGTTTCCCAGCTTGCCCGTGTAGCTTCTTTGCCGTCAGCATAGGCATGTTTGCTCCGCATAATAAGGTTAATCTTTTCGCGTAAATCCTCAGCGTTCTTATGACATATCTCCTGAAGGGTCTCTATATTCCAATCGGCTTTTTCGTGGAACTGATTACTCATTGCCAGACTGCTTTCAGCCTAAAATCGTCCTCGTCAAATCGTAAAGAAGCGTCCGCCTCATCGCCGAGATACGTCAATGTGTCTGCAAAATAGTACAAACTTGACCCTGTAACCAAAGACACTGTTACCTTAACGATTTGATCTTCAGTAAACCACGGTGACCAATCCCGCATGTCCTGAACAGCCGAATAACCGAACACATGATCAATGGTTATTTCATCCCCAGTGACAGCAAAGGAGCTGTTCACTAATTTAACAACATATGTGGACAGCCCGCCCTGAGCCGGTTCACCATAAACTAATGATTGAGTGATCTTCGCAAATTGAGACGAAGTTGATGACGATGTTCTGTTTCCTAATCTCTCTCCAACCCTATCGGTTCCAAGTTTAAAAGATACACCGTTCTGATTTTGCCTGACCTGAACAAGTCCGTCACCTTTAATATTTGACAGTCGATTTACGGCATCAACTATTTCGTTAAGTCTTGTCCGCAATCCACTCGGCCCTTGATAGAATTTTTGTATTTTCTTTATCATATTAAGATACCGCAAATAGTTGTTCAAAATCAGCTACTGCATAATGCTCGATTGTTTTTTGGCTATCTGCGTCTGCGTCTGGAACCGCTGCACCCGTTTCGGGATCAATAAATGTTATCTCTTCATCCCATCCACCCTTACGATGATGAAAAGAATATGTATTGTTGAAATACCCAGAACCACTGCTGTCAGACCTACCTGTTATACCAGCACATTTCCACTCTTTAGCTAATCCATTTCGCCAATCAAATTCATTTACTGTACCGACATAAGTGCCAGCATAATCGTTTGGATCATATCTTTCTCTTACATTAAATATTAAAGTCCTGTCTGGCTCATCTTTCGTAAGCAGGGGTGACTTTTCAACCGTCTTTCCCTGTAACTCTGTCTTTTGGTAATCATCAGGGTAGGTATACTTCAGCGTTACAACATCGCCCCTTACATCTTTGTTTGTCTCCACCTGAGAAAGTGTCGCTCCTGACTCAACAGTAAAGTCTTGCCAAGGATTGCTTTTGTATTGATAAGTCATATGCATTGAATCGGTACTGTCTTTGATTGGGTCAGGGGTAATAGACCTCAGCCAACATCCATTCAATGCAGTGATATTTGTAACCGTTCCTAAATCATCACCAAGAAAAGGTACACTTAATCCTGAACAGTCCCCCGTCCCGTTGATACAGTCCGCCATCTTTTTAATGGCAGTATTTGAGACAGTAAGCCCCGTGATTATTGCTGTTCGGGTGAACTCATAACCATCAGTAGTGAGCTTGCCCGATATACCGTTAAATGTGTCATCTATTAACATTACTGTCATTATTCAAGCCCCTCTTTTTTAACAAGTTTTTCAAGGTGTCGATTTGTTTCCTTGCCTATCTCGACAAGTTCTTCCTGCTTTTTGACGATAGGGGATATTTCTCTTGACGAACCCAAAGCCGTTACATCAACATTCTCAGATCGATAGGACTTAATCTGCATATCCGGGATACTCATTGCAGACTGAAGACTCGCTGGATTCAAGTGTTCCTTGGAAGCAGCACTAATTGCCTTATCAAATTGACCTTGACTGATAAGCTTAGCTTCAAGCATTTGGGCGTATTGGTCTCTTAGCTTTTTGAATTTCTCAGCAGGTGATTCAAGAGACTCTTTTAATTTGTCGGCAGCTTTCCCTAACTCCACTACCGCTTCTTTCTCTTTTATAGTATTCTTTATACGTTCCAGATATTTAGCATTTGCGGAATTATATTGATTAGCAAGTTTCATTTCAAGCTCTGCAATTTCAAACTTATCTTTTCCAATACGATCAGCCTCTTGATAAAGTCGGTCGAGTGATTTAGGAAATGCGTTCTCAATAGACTCAGCAACTTCCTCTACCTTAGCCCCCATATCTTCAGCAGTAGCAGCTACACCTTTTATAGAGTTCTCTGCACTCTCCATTCCAGATTCTATGCCTGTTGTTAATCCATCGAAAGATGCCTTTGTGGCTAATACAGCTGCCGTTGCAATAGCAGCCCCAGCGGCAAGTGTAATCCATCCGGCGGGGCCGCCAAGAGCCTGAACAACAGCCAGACCAACGGCAGTAGCTCTCAAGGCAGCCACCATCAGAGTTACAGCTTTTATTGCTACGTAAATACCAGCAACCCACTTTAATAAGGGCGTAACTGTCTTCACAAAAGCCATAGTATTGACAACCACTTTCCCAATTTTTCTACCTAAGTTTTTAACTGCATCTTTTGAAGATAGGAATTTTTTAACCATTTTTGTTATTGCAGGTGAAATAGTTATTGCTATTTGTTGACCAACACCCCTGAGAACAGCTTTCATGTCAGCCATTGCATCGTTAGCATCTTGTATTTTTTTGGCATCAAACTCGCTAAATGTTATTCCTAATCGTTCAGCGGCGGCAATAACACCGGATGTATCGCTTTCGAGTAAATTAAGCATCTTTGAACCTGACCTACCGAAGAACCTATACGCAACCGCCGCCTTTTCTGCCTGAGTTCCAAGTCCCTTTATTCCATCAGCAACTTTCGCAAAAGCTTGCTCGGGATTCATGGCAAGCATGTCTTTCATGTTAAGCCCTAAAGCCTCAAGGCCATATTTAGCTTCACCTGTTCCCTGGGTAAGCTCACCCAATCGCCTGACAAATATTTCAATAGCTTTGCTAAATTCCTCAGATGATGTACCCGCAAGAGTTGCAGCGTGTCCGTAAGCCACTAAAAACTCGGTAGAAACATCAATTCTGGCTGATAATTTCGCAATAGCATCCATAGACTGGAACGCGTTTTTGGTAACTAAAACAAGCCCAGCGGCAGCGGCAGCGGCAGCAACAACACCTATCCGCAATAACGCCTTGTCAACTCTGTCGACAGCACTTTTGAACACTCTGACAGTGCTGCGGCTCTTCCGCATCTTTTTGTCAAATGCTGAAGTGTAAGCCGTCAACGATACTGCTAAGCTTGCTATATTAGCCATTGCACATACCCTTTAAAACACCTTTAATATCTTGCCAGTCCATCGGTTCCTGCTTTTTAAATGTTGGTATAAAATCATCAATTTTAAATGGGGGTTTATCTTTACCCCTGTAAACATTCGCCAGCGTACAGGCAATAATCGCAGATCGTATGTCTGCCCGTTCTTCGCCAAATGGTTCTATCCTATTATACGCCATCCATTCCGATATTTCCTTTGACGATATATGGCTCAAAAGCTCTTCAACTGTTTTTCCTAAATGACCTGCCAGCTTGAAATAGAACTGCCGTTCGGGACGGCTTATGAGTTTTTTTCAAGCTCCTCAACATCGGCATCGGTAAATCCGTTCAGTTTTTGAGCGGCATCAAAAATGCGATCAAGAGGTTTTGCGGACTTCCCGCCTAATGCTAAAATTTCAGCATCAGAAAACAACCTTGTGCCGTCTTCATCAACAAGGCATTTAGCACAAAGCTTTGCCCTTAAATTCTGAAGATTCTTTTTCTTGCCGCTTCCGATAATCCCGGCTTCATACGAATCACGCTCTGCACCCGTTATCGTACGAATTGAAACATCCCCACCCCATTCAGGGACAGAAACAGTCTCGGTTTTTAAGTCATCAGCTTTTAAAATTTCGTCTTTGTTCAACATTGTTTTTCCCTTTTTAAAAAAAATTATAATACTGCTGCATCGGTGAATGTCAATTTACCCGACAGCTTAATTGTTAATGACTGCGTGATTTTATCGTCCATCGGAATTGCATTACCAAGTGCTGAGATAAACCCACTGCCCGCCCATGATGACGCTGAAGACACCCCCGCAACTGCATCGGGAGCCGTAATTGTCCATGTTGAAATGTTAGATGTAGCTGTATTTTGAAATGTTGCATTCAAGTAATCTGCTGTGCCTGCGGCAGTACCATCATAATTGATTTCAACTGTTAATTCCCCCGCATCAATCATCCCCGGCATAAACTCTTTGTATTTAGCTGTTGAATCCATAGTCGATTTATCAACTGACGTTCGTGTCTGATTTGGCCCGCCGATACTTATGATATTTCCGACCACAGATGAAGACGTGCCGCCCGATAAGGTTGTGCTGATTCCTACTGTTCCGTCACTCATAATAAATGTTCCTTTGTATCAAAACTATGCTACGTCTGTAAAAGTCGTCTTACCTGTCAATTTGATTGTCAGTGATTGTGTGATTTTGTCGTCCATTGGAATTGTTGGACTGAGAGCTGAGATGAATCCACTGCCTTGCCATTTGGAAGTATCCGGGCAGGTCACTGTCCATATTTTAGTTGCCGATGTAGACGTATCCTGAAGCAGGGTGTTTAGATTATTAGCTGTACCTGCTGCGCTACCGTCATAATTGAACTCTGCGGTAATCTCCCCAGCGTCGATCATCCCCGGCATAAACTCTTTGTAATTGTCTGACGAATCAAACGTAGATTTATCAATTGACGTTCGTGTCTGATTTGGCCCGCCAAGCGACGATATATTGCCAATCAACGTAACCGTAGTAGAGGTATCAGTGCCATATGCTAAGGTTGTGCTAATTCCTACTGTTCCGTCACTCATAATAATGTTCCTTTCTTTCATTTTGCAGGCACAAAAAACCTGCTATTTACTTTTTATTTATTCATTGAACCAGATTTTAAAATCTAATCGCTTTCCTTGTCGTCTTAATTTTTCGTTATCACCGCTCAGCTCCGGTATGTCGTCTTCGTCTTGTAAGTGTATTCCCTGGATGACAACGCTACTGATAGTCCCCGAGTAATCATCAACTGCATTTCTAACCGTATTGGCCAACTCTCGACATTCAGCATATGTTTTAGTCCAGCAGTTGATCTGAAATACAGCCGGAACCATATTATCAGCACCGCTATTTGTATGCGACCTTACCCCTGATATTTGCTGATATGTCAAAGCCGGAACTGATTTTCCCCTTGGAATGTAAATTGGGTAAATTCTTGTGCCGACAATGCCTGTTATATTAACGGAACCCTTCAACAAGGCACACAATGCAGACTCTATCGTTGTTTCAGTTGCGGACGATACAAACTGTCTCAACACCGCACTCGGTCCAGACTCAGAACCATCGATAGTTATAGTCGCATAAAATTCATACCATGTTGACGATGAAAGACCTGTCTGCTGTATGTTACCATCACCTGACCGCGTGAGTCCTGTTATCCATGCCGCTGTACCAAGAACCCTGTAAAACAGTGTAATAGTCCCTGTCCCTGTTAATGCGGCTGTAACGGTCGAACCCGCACCGTCATCGGTAACACTGACCAATACAGGAGCATCGGGCACGTCTGTCGTGCTTGCCTTAAACACGCCTCTTGTTGCCCATGCTACTATGTCATTAGATACTATACTCATTATATATTCACCGTTAATTGTGGAGTTGTTTCGCTTGGAGTTATTTCGGCAATTACAGTCGTTCCGTCCTCAGCGTCAAGAACCTGATACGTCCCCGACACGCCAGCCTTATCCTGTACTTGGCCTGCCGCTATTGCCAGCAGTATCTTAATCGCCTCCGCAACGGTTAAAGTCCCGCCTGCCGTGATACCTGTAGCCGCTAAAATATCAGCAGAAGATAAATCATTAAGAGCACCTACTATAATATTCGTTGCATCTATTACAGTTTTATTTTCAGCAACATTTTCCGTACTTGCAGGATGAAGTGGAATATCATCAGTCTTTGACTGAACATCGTCAAGTTGATCTGTTATTGCGGTAAGGGATGTTACTGCTCCATTAGTTCCGACCATAACAGTTTGGGTATATATAATCACGGGTTCAAGAGTGATATTTTCGGTCGCACTTACTGCCGACAATACAATCAAATTTGCATTTGATTCAGCCTGTGTTAAATCAAAAATGTAAATCCCTTTTGCATCCGTAGAACTAAGCTCGGTAGGATTAACATCATTCGTTGCTGCTGTTGCCCCACCATCTTTACTGATCTTAGCAGTTAT